ATCATACTTGAAATTCAATAGGCCCATGATGATATGTTTATTCTCATCATAGTTATCCTGCAAGATAGCAAGCGTATCATTCAAAGCATCCATTACATCAGGCTTGCTATTGATGATACGGATAAGCATGTTCAATTCAATCCTAGTTTTATCAGGATTGGGGTCTAGCTTTGCCCTTTCTTTGATACAGGTATCACAGATACAATCACAATGATGTGGTTCTGTGCAGGCTCGACAATTGTGCTTCATTAGATAATCCAATCCTTGAGGCAGTCATCCTTACAGTCTTTACAAACGTGGAAAGTTCCCATCTCAGTTTTGACAGGTTCAATTCCAGAAAGAAACTCCGCGCCATAGGTATGACCGGGATTCCCGTTTGGAGTCAGCTTTCTTTCTTTCTGAAAGTGAGCAATGTGTTCACACTCACAGTTTTTCTTTTCCAGTTTGTTCATCGGCATTAGAGTCTCCATTGCTTGATTGATTTCTGAGCGAGGACATTGAATAGTTCTCGCATCAAATCCGATTCCTGCCAGTTAGTAAATTCTCCATCCATAGCAGACTTGAATCCGCTTCTCTTTTTCTCTACCAGTTCAGTAAAGAAATCATCGATGGTTCCAGCGGCAATCATAAAGTCCACAAAGACTTTATCGAATTTGCTACCGATGCGGCGGAATCTAGCTTTCGCTTGGTCCTCATTCGCCGGATTCCACTGACGTTCATGCAGAATCATTCGACGGCAGAATTGCAAGTTAATACCTTCTCCACCGGCTAGTGTGGATGCGAGTAGAATTCTATTCGGTCCTTTCTCAAAATCCTGGACAACTTGGTCCCGTTGTTTGTCGTCTAAATCAGAAGTGTATTCCAGCGGCGGAGCATATCCGCCCATCTGACACCATTCTGCCAGTTTGTTATAAAGCATCCGTCCGCAAAGATGATGATGATAGAAGATGGTAATCTTCTCATCATTATTCATCAGGTAATCACAGGTTAATTCTACTGTGGATTCTACCTTGGATAGTGCCGTGACTTGCCGCATGATGTTAATGTATTGGAGGATGTTATTGAATCCGCCAAATGATTTAGCATCATTCTTTGAGTAAGCCTCTAGGAATTGTTCATATGCTTCGTTGTATGCTGCCTTGTATTTATCCTGTAAGTCTGAATACCGGAAGTTATCCTGATACTTTGGCATATCCGGCATAACCTCATCCACGGTGCGGCGGAGGACAATATCCTTTGTATTGAATTCAAAGATATCAGCCGCATCCTTACGCAAACCCATGTATTTAATCTGGGTTCCTTTCATGTAGTAATCTACATACTTCCAGATGAAATTCTTGAGCGTGGGGAATCGCTCAGGCCGGAGCATATGCAGAGCATTGAAATACTCGTAAAGAGTATTCTTGAATGGAGTTCCCGAAAGCTGAATCACATGCTTGCAATTCATTACTTTATCAAGAATGAATTTGGCTCGTTTGGATTCAGTAGCCGACCGCTTCATCATTTGAACTTCGTCAAGAATGACCAAATCAAATGAATCCCAAATCTCATCATCCCAATCCACACGCCACGTTAAATCATACGAGATAATTGTAACGTCGAAACCGTCAATTGGTTTCTGTCGATTGTTTGAGATAATGCAGGGGAATATCGTGGCATTAGACCAACGAATAAATTCCCTACCAAACTGGCGTTTGATAGCAGATTTGGTAATGACTAGAATTTTCTTTACCAATCCGTCCTGATAGGCCAGAAGCGAAGTCAATACCGCTTGAATTGTTTTGCCCAATCCCATTTCATCGGCAATCAATCCGCGCACATTGTTTTGCATCAACCATTTGATTCCAGCTTTCTGAAATCCATATGGCCGTTTACCGTCGATAGATTCTAGCTGCTCAATCCTTTGGTCTAAAGAATCAATGTGGATTTCTGGATTCGATTCAGCATGACCACATCGAAGTGAATAAACCCAAACGAGATTCGGGGACCGCTTAGTCCCCATATCCATTTGGAATCTGGAGTCCAATTCTTGCGGAGAATGGCAAACTCCACACTTATATTTCTCTGCCATTATTTATTTCCCTTTCTTTTCATACATGGAAACGGCATCCTCGCGTGACATTCCCATGACATTCATAAGGGTTAGGATAGCTTTCTCTTTTTGAGAAACCTGTTTACGCTGTTGTTCTTCCAATTCTTCAGCGGCTGATTTCTGAAGATTGGTTTTCGGTTTGTATTCAGAATCAAGACGCTTTCTTTCTTCCCGCGCCTTACGTGAGCGTTTGGTTTCCCTTTCGTTATCTTCCCCGGTGATAGTCCTTTCTCGGATTTTGAGAATCTCCATCATCAATCGGATTTCTTTGAGCATCCGCATTAATGATTCGTCATCAGCTTCCGCGCATCGTGGTTTCTCACGATTGTAAAAGCAAATGAACATTTCCTCTTTTGTCATATCCCCGTAGTTATTCAGCATCGGAGTTTCAATCTTTTTACGGATTGGTTCCGGTTCTGAAACTATCGTGCCGTCAACCGGCGCGGTGGGAATATCCGCTTCCGATTGATAAGCGGATTCAATTCCTGGAATGTTAGCAGGATTCGGAATTGCGGAATTGTCCTTTGACGGGACGGGGATTATTTCAGCCGGGATATCATCCGGCAGAAATACAATGTTACCTTTGGCATCCGTCGATACAATCATCTCGTTTTGTCCTTTGCTTTTCTGATAATCCCGGTTCAATCGCGCGGGAATCAATCCGCCGTTTTCATTCTTTGACCGGGACGCTTACCCTTTGGGTAGTGCAATCATTGTGCCGAAATAGGGACCACAAGATATGGGGTGTCAAATATTTGACGCACTATATGTTGTGCTTTCTGTAACAAAGTGATTCAATTACTTGGATAAATCCAACAATTTGAATCCAAATATTTGGAGTGTCCACTTTTGTGGAATTGATTCTCTAAAAGAATCTAATCCTTGCCTTTCAGACTGCGAATGAATTCTCTCTGCTCATCCGTAAGAGAATCCAATAAAGCCTGTTTCGTTTCTTCCGATATGCCACTGCCTGAAATGGCACCGGCTATTGCCTCATCAGGAATATCTAATTGCCTCTCCATTTCCTGAGTAGCAATAAGGGAGAATGAATCAACCCACTGTTTCAATTCAGTATCTGAAGTCCAGTGTAGATTGACACTACCTGTTTGCATCCGAATGAATGCAGACCAATGGCGCGGACAAAGGGGTTTGCCAGACGGTGTTAATCTAGCACCGTGGATTGATATCTTCCCACAGACTGAGCACTTTTTTGTATTGCAGATTTCACAGACTGCCCATCCTTTACTCGTATCACCGAGCGGCCCTTTACAGGATGGACATTTTCTATTCAGGATTCTTGCTAACTTAGCGGCTGGATTGATTGACATTGAATTCTCCTGGAATTATCCTAGGTAGTCTGTCCCTATCTATACCCTCATGAGGCATAGTCGCATGACACTACTGGCCTGTCAAGTGTCTGTCTGATAAGGGTTTATGAATGACTGCCTATATAATACTCTCTACCCCTTCCCCCACGTTTGCTCGATTGTCTTTCTTTCTTTCTGTATATATAAATATATATATAATATATATATATAATAAAAGAAAAGAAAGAAAAGCCACCGGCTAGAAAGGGGGGAACCGGGTAGTGAGTATGATAGATACACCGTCTGTCTAAGTGACTGTCTGTCAAGGGTTTAGGGTATGGGTAGTAAAGGCTAGCTATATCGAATGACACTATAGCTAGGGATAGCCTTAAGGATAATAGAATGGAATGAATGACTGAGGATTGAATAGACAGGATTGATTCTTTATAGATATATGCAAACGATTACAATAGGGCAAATGACCTAACCGGGAATCAGGCAAAAAAAAAGGCCGGTAAGGGATAAACCCAAACCGGCCTGATAACTGAATCCTACTAGACTTGACGCTGTATTACGCCTTTTCCGTTTCCCCGTCAACCTTTACAGGTTCACCGGGAATCCTCAGACCCTTTGCCTTACGACCGTCGATAACGGTCTTATAGGCGGTTGCCTCATCCAATCCGGCAATGTCCATCAGAACCTTGACTGCCGATGCAATCTGTTCTGACAAATCCCCGAAATTGGTCTGCAAGAATGCCAGAGTCTTTGCCCGAGCGTAATCGTTATACGCATCGGTAACGGCCTGAATCCCCGCGTCTTTCAATTCCGCAAGGATACCGTCAAGAGCATCGGCAGTGACACCCTTGAGTTTCAAGAATGCCGCGCCAAACTGTGAGTCTTTCACAGTAAGTGCAACCTTTGAAACACTGCCGGTTGCCTTTTCGCCTTTGACAATTGCCTGAATACGGGCAGGTGCCGCGCCGAAAACATCGGCAGGCTTATCGGAACCGGAAAACTCAACCTTTGACCAATCAATCTTGACTCTTGCCATTGTATCTACCCTCAATCAATCTATGGGGATTCAATCCCCGCCAAAGATACTACCCGCGCCAGTGTCGCGTGACACCGCGCCATTGTCAACCATGAATGACTGTCCCGGTTAGAGGACAATCCCGCAAGGCGTGGCAGAGTCAAGTCTAGTAGGCCGGTTGGCGTGAATACAGATACGTCTTTTAGAATCCTCAAAGATTCAATCAGTAGAAAATCAATCGTTCCAGATTGTAACGGTAGTGAAATCGTCGTATCCGTTTTTGACGGGGATTCTCAAAGTTTCCTGAATCCCGCGAAAACGGATGATGTAAAACAACCTTTCCCCGATAAACTCAACCTCAACCTTATCCACGTTTTGATGCTGGACAGGTTCAGATTTGTTACCAATGATATCGATTATCATTAGTAGTTTTCCGGAGTCTGATTTGTGGGCAGGTTTTCCCAATCGGTCTTTGACCGGCGGACCATCTTGCAATCACCGGATTTAATCCGGTTAATCTGCAATGTTCGAGTCTGACGAAGTGTCACAGAATCAACCTCAGAAAACTTGAGGATATGCTGCAAAAACTCTGTCAGATACTCACCCTCATAACTGCCACGGTTGCATTCGTCTGCAAGGGTGTCAAGGTTAGGGGTATCAACCGTCGAAAGTTTGACGGTCAATTTCGTTTGGCGTTTGGTAAGCGGAGTGAAAGCGTCGTATACAGGCATTCTCATATCCTCAAGTAATCGAAACCTTGAGGATTCAAAAAGACGCACCTATATCCGCGCCAACCGTTTTATTCAGTTTTCAAAGAGCCATCATCGGCTTGGCGTTTCCGGTAGGAAAAACCCTTTCGCGTCAACCGCGCCGCGCCGACTGTCAAACCACCGAGACACAAATATACTAAAACGCAAAACCCGTGTCAACAGGTATTTTTGAGGGTAGACCAATCGGCGCGGTAGATATGACGATTATTCAATCGGCGCGGATTCAAAACGTATAGAATCAGGCCGGTTATTGATTCTCATATACTCAGGACAAATGAGATTGCTAATTTTGTAGCACCTGTAAATGATGCAAATCCCACAAATGGACATGCCTCTAGAATCGCCTACAATGGCCGTAGGGAAACGCAAACGCCAAAACCGATAGACGGGTAAGACCCTGCCTCAATCGTCAAACCACGGCGAAATCCAATTTTTCGGATTGGTCTAGTTTTGAATCGTCAAAGACTCATACCCGCGCCGATGCCCGATACCCTCAGACCCTGCCACTAATAGGCCAGGACACCTTGCTATCTTTGAGTATTCAAAACTCAGGCTTTGATATGGCGCGGATTAATTATTCAAAGTTTTGAAATTCTGATTTTTGAAAACTTGAGAATTGATTAAACGCAGATTGATTGTTACTGGCCGACCGAGGCTACCGGGTATGAACCGCTTTTGGGACTCCAACTACCCGCCAACCGCTGTGGTCCCTGACACGTTCAATTTTTTATTTTATAGGATACCCCTTATCCTAAAAGTCTGGGACTCCTAAAAGTTTTTGAAATTTTTTAGAATGATTATTTGGTCCCATCTGCACCCTCTTGGCCGACTGACCTACCTTGCAAAATGTCTAGTGTTTTGCCCTATTGACAAGGCCGATGTGCCATGCTACTCTAGGCCGCGGCCCTACTGTAATAAACAAAATCAGGTTTTCTAAGTAAGAAAAAGATAGACTGGCAATCTATGTGGATATCTGTGTATCGGAGCTGGTCATGTTTTTCAAAGAATCTGAAGTCCAAGCGCGACTCTCATCTCCGAATAACCTTGCCGTAAAGATGGGATTGATTGAGTCGGCTAATTCTCCCGAAATTATGGAAGCATCAGTAACTGAGATGCCTCCATCAAATATCGTTGAGCATAAGCGCAGCGGCAGCGGACGCACGGCTGGAACTGTGAATAGAACTCCTGAAGAAAGAATGCAGATTGCTGAAGATGCTGCCATTCTAGGGAGTGCAGAAGCTGCACGTATTCATGGATGTTCCCAATCCCAAGCTCACTCTTATGCTCATGGATTCAATACGTGTGCTCAGCGTTTGCCATCAAATGCAAACGGCGAATCTGCTATCAACGCTATTGAGAAGGTGAGACAGCGGGCTATTGACAAAATCTTAATGGCGATGGATTTGATTACTGACGATAAGTTAGGAAATCAAACTCCGCAAGCCATCAGCCAAGTAGCCGCTAATCTGTCAAAGATTCCTTCCAATCTTGAGAGCAGGGATACGGGCGACATTAATCGTGGGAATACGGTTAATGTCGTCGTGTATTCTCCACCTGTTAAAGAAGAACGTCAATACAAAACAATCAAGATTGCTTGATTCTAGATTTTCTACGTGAGGCCATGCTTCGCAGCGTGGATAAGACATGATTGGGAAAGTTTCAAGGATTCTACGAGAGAAGTCGTATGGATTCATTTGGGATGCTATGTCCAATGAATACTACTTCTTTCACAAGCAGACCGTGGCTGAGGATAGCCCAATTCAATTCGAGGGGTTAAAGGAAGGCCATACGGTTTCCTTTGAGCCTAAGACACGGCTGATAGACGGCGCGGAGAAAACAAGAGCGGAAGAAGTTTGCTATTTGATTTAGATTAGGAGACTCTATGCGAAAGTATCACGTAGTTCTAGCGGACCAAAGCGAACGAGATATCCTTGCTGATGCTCTTGAAGTTGTTGAGGGTGCATTGGTATTCAAGGATACTTACGGTGAAATCCTAGTAGTCTATTCTCCCGATACTTGGATTCTCTGCGAGCAGGAACGGAAAGACGACAAGTAATTTCAATTTCGCAATTAGATTCACTGGAGAAAACAATGAATTCACGATTGGCTTTGATTACGTTTCTCGATGGCGGGAGTGGGAATGTTCCTGATAATTCCCTTCCCGGTATTCCTGGTTATCCTTCTCAGGGATTGCCGGTTTATCCTTCTACTGGTCCTGTTTATCCGGGCGGCCCAGTTGACCCCGGTTATGGTCAGGGTCGCCCTCCGATTAATTATCCGGGACAGGGATTGCCACATCCTCCGCATTATCCTGCACATCCAATTGTTTTTCCCCCAGTTGGTCCCGATAATACTCTGCCTCCCAGTGAGACACCGAATCCTCCGGTTATCTCATTGCCGATTGTTCTTCCGCCAGTCATTTCACCGACTCCGCCAAAGCCAGTTCGTAAGTTTGAACTGAAGTATTCTGTTGTCTATGGTTGGGTTCTTGTCCCTGTGGATTCGGATTCAATCGACAACACGCTTCCCGCTACTCCGGAACCGAAGTAGTTTTCTAAGATAGACAACCAATAACGAAAGAAAGAATCAAATGAGAACACTCGCTGCAATTGCAATTCTGCTCCTCACTGCAATTCCAGCAAAGGCTGACCAGATTGTAGGATTTGGTCAGTTGGGGAGTCTGAATACGTTCTTTGCCGTGAATAACGGTGATGGAACGACTTCGTTGGATGTTCTGACTGGCGTAGCAATTACCAATATCATTACTGGTGCAACAGACCCGAATGCAGTATTCGAGTTTGAGGCAGAGAGTATTGATGCTGCTTCATTGCTTGCAGGAGTTTTGGTTACTCAGCATTTCGAGGGAACCTTTACCCTTCGTAATCAGGCTGATACCATTAACTATCTGTATGGTTCATTTGGTGGTGCTCTGATTCTTGGTGGTGATGGCGGAACTGGTGCAGTTCTTTCCGCTAACACTGTCAATCTAGACCCACTCTCAATGCAGTCTGATTTGATTGCATTGTTTGACCCAATGTCATTCAGTCTTTCCCTTAGTAACCTGAGTCCCACTCTGGGAATCAGTGGTGGAACTATCAATAGTTTCAATGCATCGTTTACTGGGACAGCCGATGCAACGATTCCTGAAGTTCCAGTTCCTGAACCTGCTTCCTTGTTTCTTCTAGGAACTGGTTTGGTTGGATTGGCTGCTTCTGCCAAGAAGCGTCTTTTCCGTAAGTAATTAGAATGGGCCTCCAGACTGAGATAGTTGATGGACAAACTACTCGGTTCTGGAGGCCATTTTCTACTCAGGAAGATTTCATTCAAGTTCCAGATTCTATTGAAGAAAGATTTTTTGGTGGAATGGTCGGTGGTGGAAAGACCGACATTTTAATTTACTTTCCAGTTGTTCGGGGGTGGTATCAGAATCCAAACTTTCGTGGAATTATCTTTCGTAAGTCCTATCCTCAGCTAGAGAAATCAATCATCCCGCGTGCTACGGAAATCTATAAAGCGTTAGGTGCGAGATACAATGCATCCAAACACTTTTGGGAATTTCCATCCGGTGCCATTATCTATGCTGCACACCTTGACCGAAACAAGGATGCAGAAGAACATGACACCAACGAATATCACTACATCGCATTCGACGAATTAACCCACTTCGAGGAATGGCCCTACATTTATATGATGAGCCGTTGCCGAAGCACTGACCCGACATTACCAGCAGTATTAGCTTCTGCTAGTAACCCTGGAAATATCGGGCATGGATGGGTTAAGAAAAGATTTATTGACCATGATAAAGATGGTCATGTAATCATCGAAGATACGCGGACTAAAACCAAACGGATTTATATCCCTTCTTCGATACGAGATAACAAATACCTAATGGAGAATGACCCAGGGTATTTGAACAAGCTAGCTAACCTTCCTGAAAAGGAACGTAGAGCGAAACTAGACGGCGATTGGGAAGCATTCCAAGGTCAAGTCTTTGAGGAATTCCGTGAGAAGTCTGACCCATTCGCTGACGATAAGAGAACTCACGTTTGTGAGCCTTTTGACATTCCTCTCTATTGGCCTAGATTCGTTGCGATTGACTGGGGCTTTGTTCATCCAACTGTAATTCAGTGGTTTGCATTGTCACCCAATGGGCGGATTTATCTTTATAGGGAGCGGTTCTACTACAAGGCGAAGGTTGCTAAGTGGGCAGTGGAATTCTCAATCGATTCCCGTAACGAAACTATTGAGTGGATTAAGATGGACCCATCTGCTTGGCAACAAAGAGGAACTGAGCAGACCATCGCAGAAGAATTCCAAAAGTTTTCAGGGTATACCCCAGTTAAGGCGGATAACGACAGAATCGGCGGCAAGATGCTTATTCATGAGTATCTTAGATTGGAACAGAAACCAACTCTCAAGCTGCCACAAGATAATTTTTCTCTTGATATGGCTCAGAAAGTCTTGAGGCAGTCAGGCCAGAAGGCTTATGAAACCTATCTTGATTTGTTTACCCCTGAGCAAAAGGAAGCTAATCTCCCCAAACTGCAAATATTTTCCTCATGCACATTGCTCATTGAGACATTGCCTATGTGCATGTATGACGAAGATGCAGATGGAAAACGTGCAGAAGATGTTAAGAAGTGGGACGCTAAAGAAAGTTCAGACGGAACTATGACAATCGGAGATGATGCTTACGATAACCTTCGATATGGATTGAAGGGAATCGAGAAGCACATTGAAGAATCTAAACGTGGTGAAAACACCTCACTACAGAAAGCGAAACTCTATGAGCAACTCATCGCAAGTGGGAATCATACAGCGTTTAATCAACAAATGGAAAAGGTCGAGAAAGCCGAGTCGCAGAGAGTTGTTTTTTCACTTGTCCGAGGAACGTCAGCGGGTAGACGACGCTTTTAAGGCTTTCAAGATAGACCTTCTCAATTATATGGAACTTCTCCATCAGGAGAATTTGGATTTAGGTGAGAAGGTTAAAGAATTAAATGAACGAGTGGAGATGCTGACTCCAGCTAATGTAATCAAAGCGGCGCGGCAGGAAGAAGAAACGATTCAGATTCCAATGAAGATGAGTCGGACAGTTGATTGGAGAACGAAGCGGCTGGAGTTAGAAAAGAAATATAGTAAGGGTGACATTCGAGAAAATCTAGTCAAAGAGATTACGTCACCTGCTGAGATTTTTCAGGATAAGTAAATGGCTACTAGACTTCTTCCATTGCACGTTTGGACTCCAGTTGCAGCGAATGAAGTCGTAGCTATTCCTGCGTGTGAAGTTAAAGTTCTATCAAATACGACATTGCTTGAGGAAGCTACGGTATTAGCTGGCCCATTTACTACAATGTCAGGAACTTTAACTGCTCCCGGTAAATGGACAAACGGTGGGCATTTCGTAAGAAGTCCCGGCGGCCCAACCTCCATCTATCTTACTAGAATCAAGATGAAGGAACTTCCGTAAGGAAATCAAATGTATCCTCCTGATACTGAAACTCCAGAAGCTATGGATGGCGTTGAGCCTGAGTTTAATCTCGGGGCAGAAATGGCTGCTCTGGATGAACAGGTAGATTCTGATGATATGCAGATTGATGAAGGCGGAGTAATGCCTTTTGAACCTGGTATATCTGATGAAATGCCACAAGGCGGTGCATTACCGGGAGAAGAACCAGAACAAGATTTTCCTGCTGGAGTTCCAGACGACGCGGCCCAATCTCCAGAAGAAATAGACCCCGAAGTTGAGACAGCAGTTAAAGCATTAAAAGACACCTATGACCAGCAGGAACAACCAGCATTAGAATCTCGGATGCGATTGCTGAAGTTCCTTGATTTCTACTGGCAGGGTATCCAGAACATTTTTTGGAATGATACGCTCGGAGATTTTTCTGCACCAATCCAAGGTGACTTAAACATTGAAGAAGCGCTTCCAAAAATTGTCAATATTTATAAACCTTATGGCGAATCAATCATTGCTGCGCTATCTTCCCTCACACCAAAGGCACGATTCTTTCCAGAAGATGCAGAGGCTGAGGAAGATTGCTTCACTGCACAGGCATACAGTAAGATTGCAAAGAAGATTGAAAAAGATAATGGCTCGGAGCAACTGCTAACGAAGGCATTGTATATTGATTACAATCAGCATTTCATCCTTGCTCATGTCTATCCTGATACTAACAAGAAGTATGGGACGGTAAAGAACGAGATTGAAACGACTGAGATGGAACAGATGGATAATTGGATTTGCCCTCAGTGTGGCGAACCCAAAGAACCATCTACAGAAATGCCTGCTATGCCTGAACAACCTCCACTTCCAGAAATGGGAATGGAAGGTATGATGCCGCAGCAACCTCAAGAACCTCCATGTATGAATTGTGGTTCTACTGAACCTGCATTCAATGATGTGACGGAAACTGAGAAGGTTGTTAAATCTTTCACTGAAGCTAACAAGACTAAAATCTGCATCGACCTCTATGGTTCTCTGAATGCTTTTGTTCCATCTTGGGTTAAGAAACAAGAGGAAACTCCCTTTGTCGCTATTGACACTGAAAAAGATGAATCTTGGGCTAAGGATACATATAAAAATTACGCAGATAAAATCTCAGCTTCAGAAGATAAGGGTCTTTATCAGCGTTGGGCTAGACTTCCTGAAGCTAGCCTTTGGGGAAATTATTCCCTCGTTACCCTCTCTCAGCGTTGGTATCGTCCTTGGTCTTTTAATCAGTTGGATGATGAGCAAGCTGCTCTTTTGAAGGGAAAATTCCCCAAGGGCTTGTATGCTATCTTCTGCAATGACATTCTAGTAAGTGTTACTGAAGAAGATTTGGACGACTGCATCAAGATTACGGAGAATCCTCTCTACAATTCTATCTATGCCCAACCGCGCGGTTATGGAATGGTCGATATCCAGGACATGACTACGGACAATGTGAACATCGTATCGGATACAATTCGATTTGGTATTCCGATTACGTTCGTTCGCAGTGATGCGGTAGACCTACAGAAATTAAGCCAGACTCAGGCGCGGCCCGGTGATATGATTGCGGCCAAACCATCTATTGCAGGTTCACTCAATGACCAATTCTTTCAGACAAAGACTGCTCAACTATCTGACGAAATACCAGCGTTTCAGAAACAACTCGAACAATACGCGCAATTTGTCTCGGGAGCTTATGCTTCTATCTACGGCGGAGCTTTACAAGGAAGCGGTGGAACTCTCGGGGAATATGAGTCGTCAAAGAATCAATCACTTCAGCGACTCCAACTCGATTGGCGTTTGATTTCTAACTGGTGGGTTCACGTAATGCTTATTGCGTGTAACCAGTATGTGAAGAATATTAATTATGATGATAAGATGGTTGATACATCTGGTCCATCATATATTAATACCTTCATTAAACAGGCTGAACTTGCTGGTAAAGTTGGTAGAGTTGAACCTGAATATTCAGACCAATTCCCAACTTCGTGGACTCAGCGTAGGGATATTCTACAGAACCTTCTCACTCTTGGTAATGATGGAATCAACGAAATTCTCGCTCACTTCCGCAATACAACCTCTATTAAGAATGTATTGGGATTGCCTAATCTCTACATTCCTGGTGAGGATGACGTAGATAAGCAGCTTTATGAGATATCTCTACTTATTAAGCAGGAGCCGATTCCGATTATGCCGGAAGAACAGGCACCTATGCAACAGGAAATGGGTGAAATTCCGAATCCTGAAATGCCTGAGCAGGCTCCGCAGCAACAACCCGTAGGATTCCAACCATCAATTCCTGCTGATGCAGATATTGATGAACATGAAATCCATATTGGTGTTTGCAAGATTTGGCTTAAATCACCAGAAGGTATGGCAGCTAAGAATACTCCTGCTTATCAGAACGTAGAAGCTCATATGCAGAATCATCAACAGATTCAGCAAGAGCAAATGCAAGCTGAAATGGAACAACAGGCTGCAATGGGAATTCAACCGGGCACTCAACCACCAGCAGAAGGAGCAGTTCAATGAGTCAAGCAATCGCAGTTGAAACAAAGAAAGAAGCAGTAGAACCTCTCAATCCTGCCGCGGTATCCAGAGCGATTGTTTCTGGTTCTGCGCCAATCGGAACTCCTGTTTCTGGAGTTGTCGTAACAAGGGATGGTTTGGCAATTCAGGTCAATGGTATTACTCCTCTTTCTGAGGAACCATTGACAGTTCTCGATGAATATATTTTCGATGGTATCGGTGGATTCATTGCCATTGAAGATGAACGTCGTGGATTGATGAAGGCTTTCGGTGGTGATACAATCGTTACTTTGAGTGATGGTTCTCGCCATGTGATTGCCAAAGAAGTAAAGGACGCTGCTCCTGCTGCGCCTGAAGTTCTTGCTGCAAACAAGAAAGCCAGAGAAGATTTGGCAAAAGCTCTGGAAACTGATTCAGAGAAAGCTGCGCGTGAAAAGGCCGAAGCTGAACTAAAGACTGGTGAAACAAAGAAGCCAGCTGAAACAAAACCTCTGATGGTCGAACCAGCAAAGAAGTAACAAAATGGGGGAGTAGAAATATTCCCCCATCTTCCTAACCTAAAGAAAAGAGAGATTCTAATGGCTGATACCCCCGATGACCTTACTGGAATGAGTGATATTCAAATACTAGAACAGCAGGTTCCTGATGAACCCGTTGAAGCTGAAGAAACTGAGGAATCAGAAGAAGAAGCTACTGAAGAAGATTCAGAGGGAGAGGAAGAACCTTCTGAGGATGAAGAAGAAGAACCAGAAGAAGAACCAGAAGAACCTGAAGATGTTGAACCGGGGCAGTTAAAAGTTCAGGATGTTATCAAGAAATATCCGAATGTATTCAAGGAATTTCCTGAACTTAAACAAAATCTTTTCCTTGCGCGTCAGTTTCAGGAACTTGTAGATTCTCCTGAGCAAGTTAAGGAAGCAATCGTTCAAGCGAATTACTTCCAGTATTTCCAGGATAGAGTCCTGCAAGGCGATGCAAAGGAAGTTCTAACATCGATTAAGAATTCTGGAGATGCAAAGGCTCTTTCAGAGTTCGCTAATAATTTTCTACCTGCACTGCATGAAGTAGATGAGAATACATTCTACAAGATTAGCGCACCTATTCTTCAGAATGCTCTCTATCAGGCAGTTGTAGAAGCGGAACAATCGGGAACCGAGGATTTGGCAAAGGCTGCCAAGTGGATTCATCGGTTCATTTTTGGAACTACAGACATTAAAAAGCCTGCTGCCAGACAGCAGCGTGCTCCAGAAATTGACGCTGAACGTCAACAGCTATTGGAAGAAAAATCGAATTGGGAACGTCAGCGTCTAGGCGAGGCATTTCAAGAGGTATCTGGGGGAATCGTTTCTGATTTGAAGAAGCGAATCCTCAAAGACCTCGACCCTAAGAATGAAATTCAGCCCTATGTCAAGAAGAAGCTGGTTGATGATATCATTCAGGAAACCGGCAAACTCCTAGCGAAAGACCCGCGCCACAATAAGACAATGGATTCATTGTGGCAGCGGTTCAAAGATTCCGGGATGCAGTCAAATGGAAAGACCAGAATTCGAGACACGTATCTGGCGCGTGCCATTGCAGTCCTGCCGGGAGTCAAATCAAAACTGAGAGCAGAAGCTCTTGGTAGAAAATATGTTCCATCTTCTCAAAATCGTAATCAGCAGGTTACGAGGCCAAGCGGTGGAGCAGGGAAACCACAAATTGTTAGGACCGGCAAAACACTAACTCCAAGTAAGGTTGACTATTCAAAGACTAGCGACCTTGATTTGATTAGTGGGAAAGCCGTTCTTAAGAAGTAGGATAAAACCAAATGGCTCTTGTTGAATCCCAGGTTGTGGCAAATGAATTGGAGCGAGTCGAACCGACCGTTCCAACTTTGTTTGACCGTGACGACACATTCTACTCGACAATCGAGAAAAAGAATGTGCAGGTAATTTCAGCTCGGGATATGCGTATCCCTCTGGAATTGCGTCCGGGTGGCCGATTCGGTCACTTTGATACGGACGGTGGAGATATGGGACTTGGAGAAGGTCCGACCTTCGATAAGGCTCTTATCAATACTGTTAATATGCGGTTTGCCGTTCAGTGGACAAAGAAAGCAGAATGGGCCACTGACGATAACCGCAAGGCAGTTCTGAATACTCTCCGTCATTTGCTTGCGAAAGCAATGCCGGAATTCCGTCGCAATGTTGACGCACTTTGTCAGACAGATGGAACTGGTGTTCTGGGAACTGTTTCCGCGAATTCACTTGTTGGCGGTAAGGACGTTCTTACTCTTGCCAGCGATGGATTCGGTGTGAAACTTCTGCGGTTTGGTCAGGCTGTTTCGGTTTACAACAGCACATTGACCACTCGTAGGATTCACACTACTCTCGGTTCATTCAATGGATATGCGCCAATCGATTTGCACGATTTGGCAAACAAGCAGATTCGATTGAATGGAACTACGGGCGCTGGTATCACGGTTCCTGGCGATAAGATTGTTGTTGAAGGAACAACGTCAACTCCGCCGGTTTCCATGTTTGGCGTTCCGTATCATCACAATGCGGCATCTGCCGGTTCTTGGCTTGGATTCGACCGAGCTTTGAATCCTGAGATTCGTGCGAATCAGGTTAATGCAAATTCGGGTGGGCTTGCTCTTGCTCATGCCCGTCTTGCGATTAACAAGATTGGCGACCGAATCGGGCAGAATAACGGATACAAGCCAGTCGCGTGGATGCATCCGTGCCAGAAGCAGGCTTATGAGGAACTGGGCCAATTGGTTTCAGTGATTCAGAAGCAGCCGAAGTCCGAAGCTCTCGATATGTATTTTGGCGATAACATGCAGCTTGCAGGTGCGCCAATCAAAACATCGTTTGCTTGGGATAAAACGCGCATTGATTTCATCATCTCGGAACTTTGGGGCCGCGCAGAAATGAAGCCCGCAAAGTTCTATGACGTTGATGGAAAGAGAATCTTTGAAATGCGTGGCGCTACGGGTGGCGTTGCGACTTCGCAGATTTTCTATATCACTGCGTCGTTCAACCTGTTCCTTATGAATCCGGCTGCGGGTTCATATATCTCTGGTCTGGCGATTCCAGCCGGTTACTAATCTTAAGGGGACTCCTTAGAAATAGGGAGTCCCCCTAAAGAGGATACTATGGAAACAACTGGCAATTCTCAGATTGACGACTTTAATAAGAAGCTGAAGGATGTTTATTCTTCAGAGGTTTTTTCAGGTCGTCCTATCTTTCGTCTAGTTTTTTCTAATGATTATAGGGAAAAGAGACTAGGCGAGTTCGTTGATACTGATAGCAATAATAACTTCGTTCGTCGAGTAACAGAAGTTAGAGACATGCTCAAGTATCCATATCTAAAAGATACATGGATTCTTGAGAAGTTAGTCTGGATGGGTGGTCTTAATCCTGAACTTCCAGAAGCCAAAGGATATAGTTACGAGTGTATCTGGGCTTTCGTCAATAAGCATGGTGAACCTCTTTATCCACATTATCATATTGTAGAGATGATAATCAATTCTCTATTGAATGGTAAAGTGGAAAGAAAAACAGATGCTCATTGGGATGCTGAAGAACGTGAGAAGATGGAAAGAGAGGAAGCAGAGTATTTCGAGATTTTGAAAGAAGAAGGACGGTCGGACCTATTTGCTTTTGAAGATTCTGTGTTCCTAGATTCAACCAAGCGATTTGGTGCTAACGGAGAAAATAACTAATGTCTAAATCAACACTAGTGTGGACGCTTCCGGTAGATTTCAATGAGACTAAGCCGGGCATTTATCCGGGCACTTATTTCGTCGCTGCGCCGAAGCCTGATGATTTTAGTGTTTGCACTATTACTGACGGCAGTTGCCCTGTTTATTTGGATGAGTCTCGGGGTTCTCTTATGACTCTCCAATCTTCAGAGACAATGGCTCAGGCATTGGTTGAAGATTATATCAATGCTTGTATTGGCATTAACAAGATGACGGAAACTTATCCTGGCCTATTCTGGGTAGCGGGAGAGTTTACTAAAGAAGAAATTAAGAAGAATTACAAGGATAGGTTAGACCAATCGAAGGCTTGTCAGAATCGTTGGTTCCTTGCACTGATTCGGATGGCAGATGATGATTGGGCTATTAATCGCAGTCATCGCGCTATTACTCCTTTACAGAGAATAGCAGCCACTCAAATGGAAAATATCATTGGTAAGAAAGAGTGGAATACTGCTCTTACTACTGATGCTTTCAAGAATTGCAAATTTTGCACAAGCAAGATTCCTATCGCTGCTTTGGTTTGTCCGACCTGCTCACGCGCACAGGTAACTGAGGATGAACTGAAGAAAGCAATGGCAGGATAACATGACCGTTACTGAAGTTCTGGAATCTGCGGCTGTTCTACTAGGAGATGCAAATAAAATCTTCTTTGTAGATGATGTATTGCTTCCTTTCGTCAAAGCGGCACATCTAGAAATTCAGAATGATTTGATTGCAAATGGCTTCCGTCCATTTGAAGTCTTATCTGTGGTCATTACGATTCCAGCGAATTCTAAAGTAATTCCAGTTCCACCTGATAATCTTTTTGTAATTCAAAAGATTGAGGAAGCTGCTGTAGGTTCTACTGATTTCGTTCAGATGCATGAACGTGCATGGGAACCAAATACAGTTCCATCAACAGTTCTTGGTAGTTGGGTATTCAGAGAATCTAAAGTTCAGCTTATTGGAGCTACGGTAGATAGAGATATCAAATTGTATTACATTGCTAACAATGTCGGAACGATTTCCGGTGCTGGTAGCACAATCAATTTGACCAATGCTTTACCAGTCTATGCTGCAAGAGTGGCTTATCTCGCTGCACAATTCAAGGGACGAAACAAAGAAGCTGCAAGAGCTTTACTTGGATTGTATGGTCAGAGATTGGTTAGTTACATTACTATTGAAATCAAATCTCAACAGGGAGTAACCTATCGTCGTAGACCGTATTCAACCAAACGTCAAGCAATTACGTAGGAGAAAAACCATGTTTCCTGGGACAGTCAGTAAGCTTTCTGAATCGGTAGTAGCTACGGCTACTTCGATTGCTGTCAAGAGTGATATTGTTTTTCTGACGGGTTCAGTAGCAATTGCAACCATTCAGCCGGGATGGAGCGGATTCTGCCAAAAGGTAGTAATCGTTCCTCTGGCTGCTGGTGCAACTTTGACTGCTGCTGGAAACATTGCTGTAGCCGTAGCTCTTGTGCAGAATCGCGCACAGGAACTATACTTCAGCAAAGTTCAGAACAAGTGGTATCCGACAATCGCTGCGGTATAAGACAATGATAGCTGAACATGAAGCAATCGGAATAAATGTATTCAACGGTCTGTTTGACCGCGGCCCAGATAACTCTGTGCCAAAGGACCATTTTATCCAAGCGCATAATGTCAGCTATGATGCTGGAAACGTAAAGACCAGACCGGGAAATGTAATTGATTTTCCGTTAATTGGTCAAATTGCCAGAGTAAGGAGTTATGAGAAAACTGGAGAAGCTACCAGATATCTTATTCTCCTTACTCCAGGCAATCTCTTTGACTCAACCAATCTCGCTGCTCCTATTCTTTCTATCAATGGGATGAGTGATTTTGCCCTTCAGGTTATGTTTGATAGGGCATATATCTCACCTAATAATGGAGAGAAAGGATTACCAGCACAGTTTGTCTATGTTTACGATGGAACTGGAATCTGCCGTAAAGCTGCTGGAATTGCTCCAGCTTCTGCACCTACAGCAGCTACTTCCACTGCTGCTGGATTTGTAGAGAAAGGCGACCATTTAATTGCAGTTGCTTTTCAGACAAATTCTGGTTTTCTTACACAGCGCGGACCAGCGGTTAAGTATACCGCGCCGGGAGAAAAGTCTGTAGACATAGCTAACATTCCTATTGGTCCTGCTGGAAC